CGGGAGTAGGGCTGAGCGGCTTTTTTCGTTTTAACCGGTTTTAACGGTTTTTAACCTGTTTTTACGAAAAATGTGGGCAAAATGTGGGCAGAAATCGAGCCCGCGAAGCCCTCTGCCACAACGCGAAATCGGCCCCGTCCGGCAGCAGTCAAGCTCTGTGCGAGCTGTCTGCGATGCCGGGCGGGGCCGAATTTTGAATCAGGGTGCTGATCGTTCCGCTGGGACTTCGGGACGGTAAAAATCTGCCGTCTTATTTGGTGCCGAGTCGCATGGGGGAGTAGGTGACTCCGAATGCGGCGGCGATGATGCCTGCGGCGCTGCTGATGAACGCTCCGACCTGCGGGTCGCCGAACGCGCTGACGCCGAGTCCTACGATACCGGCGATGAGTGTCACGACGTAGATGATGGTGCGCACGGTCGCGTCGAACACCGGCGTGTAGCCATCGGCGTGCTGTGGTTCGGTGCTTGTCATGTGGTCAATCCTCCTTCCCGCTTGTGGCGGTAACGGTGATGTCCAAGGCGTCCAGTTTGGCTTTCACGGCCTTTTCCACGGTGGCCGCGATGTCGGCCGGGTTGGTTCCCAACGCCTTGGATAGTGCTTCGATGGCGGCGGCCTGTGCGGTGACGGTGGCGCTCATTTCACGCACGCGCTTGTCGATGTAGCAGACGCGCGTGTAAATGTCGCCGCTGCTGCCGTCCTTGGTGCCGCCGTCGTCGGTGCGCGTAAGGATGCTGTACAGTGCGGCGGTGTCGTGGTGCACCCAGCTCAGGCGCATCCACGCGGGCAGATTGTCTTTCCCGGCCGTGGCGTCCGCTCCAAGACCATAGTTCCAAACGTCTCCTGCGCTTGTCATGTCGTTACCTCCCAATATCTCGTTGGCTTTGTTGATTACATAGTTGACGTCAAGGCCGTTGACGGCCTTGTCGGGACACCCGTAATGGTCGGTGCCGGGTATCTCGCGGTGCAGCCACACGTTGCCGTTGAGGCCGTCGTACCACAGGCGGCCCCAGCCTTGGCGGCGCGCGATATCGGCGCACAGGCGGGCCGAAGCGTCCATGCACGCGCGCGTGCAAGGCACGCCGGCCATGCCGCCCTCATGCTCGATGCTCACCGTGCCGTTGTTGCTCGCATAGTTCGCGTCGCTCCAACTGCCGTCGCTCTCGCTCACGTACTGGTGAATCTCGCCGCTGCCGCCGATGCCGTAGTGGGCCGAAGCGCCTCCGGCGCGTTGGAAAACGCTGTCGGTGCCGGCGAGGGTGCCGACCATGATATGCAAGGTGATGTGGCTTATGGCGTAGCCGTTGCGCCCGTTGTAGTGGTTCGGGCTGCCGCGCCATCGCGCGAAACTAGCGCCTGTCATGCTCTTTGTCCTTCCCGCCCCGAGTCAAGGGGGCAATAGAAAAGCCATCCCGAAATGGGATGGCTTTGAAAACCGGTGTGAAAATCAATGCCTATGCGCGCCAAAATTGAACACGAGGACGAGCGCGAGCAGCAGCAGGTATATGCCGCCTGCGATCATGAAATGCGCCATTGCCGGTCCTCCAAGTATTTTTCGGCTGCGTTGACCACCCAGCATTGCGCGTCGAGTTTTTCGAGTTTGGCGAGCTCGTATCGGACGGCCTCGCTGTGGTCGTGCGACTGGTCGCCGTAGATCAGGCTGATGATCGTGTTCTTGATGGTGTCGCGGCAGAGCTCGTCCATACGGTCGTCGATTTTCGATGTCCGCTCTCCCAAAGTCCGTGTTTTCGCGAAATGCTGGGAAAGCGGACTGTCATAGGGCAGGCGTTCGGGCCGCACGTGCGAGTACAGGCCGGTCGCCAACGCGTCCAAAGCGCCCGGCCATATCCTGAGCAACAGGGTGATGAGCGCGCACGCGCCGCCCACCCCGCCGAAACCGGCTAGAAATGTCTGGATCACATCGCATTCCTCCTTTTTTGGAAAAACCATCATCCGAGCGGCATTGTGTCGCCGTCGAACCAGTCAAGACCGTACTGCTGCAAGCGGTTCCAATCGTCCTGCGAATATATGCCGATCCGGTTGATCGTCACCGAAACGCCTTTGCCGTTGCTGCAGAACAGCGAGCAATTGCCACTGTTGTAGATGCCGGCCAATGTCGTGTGACCGCTGTATATCGCGGAACAGTTTTCCATTTTGAAGGCGTCGCGTCTGGTCGTGTCGAAATCAACCGCAATCACATAGCCTGGTTTGATTTCCGGAAGGAGTACAGACCAGTAGTTGCGGTCGCTGGTGTAGGTGTATTTGCCGTCGTGGTTTTGCGTGCTAGAACACAGCCACGTGTTGAGTGGCTGCAAGGCTTTTGGATCGCCATATAGGTTGGTGATGAGGCTCATGCCATCACCCCCGTGAGGGTCAGGCTTGAGGCATCGTGTCCCCGGTGAAATATCCGATGCCGTCGAGCAGGGTCTTGTTCGCCTGATATTCGTCCCACGTGCAGATGAGAATATTTGTCACGGTGACGGTCGGATTGCCTGACTTGACGGAATAATTCATTGACATCGGACCGGCAACGCTGGCGGTTAGCGCGTAGCTGACACGTTGGCTTGCAGTGAGGTCGCCATACCCTCTCATCGAGATAGTGCCGCCGGTGACGTTCGTATAGGCACTGACATAATATTTCGTCCCTGGCTTGTTCGGAATATTCGCGATATCCACCCACTTGCCGGCTTTCAGGGCGATGGTCGAGGATGGGCTCGTGCATAGGTTCGTTACCATCATCGGGCATCACCCGCCCGGTGCGCGGCGTCAGCCGAGTGGCATCGTGTCGCCGGTGAAGAAGCCCGGAAGCCCCCCCCCAACGGCAGTGTCATACGTGTCGGCGCGTTCGATGAGGATATCGCTCATCATGCCTATCACGCCGACCGTTTGGCTGTTAGGACCGATGCGGACGATCAGCCGATCGCAGCCGGCCGGAATGGTGATGGTCTGGTCCACCATGACGGTCTGGCCGTCGCCGACCGGCACGCTGAGCAGTTTTTGATATGAGCCGCCAACCCTGACGGAGACAATGAAATAGGCTGTGGCCTTCTGCGCGTAGGCAAGGGCGTGCACATGGTACGAGCCGGCCGGCGGAATCTGCGAGCCGGACAGGGCATAATCAGCGTGGGGGTCTCCCGTGCCTGTGCTGGTCGCACGTATCCATTTGCGGTTGTTAACGATTGGGTAGTCAACCTTCGCATTGCTCACTCCGACGGGCGCGGTGCCGGTGATGTTCGGATCGGGGAACCAGTTAATCCTCTGCATTCGTGTCCTCCTTGTCGAGACTGTCGAGCACATCCTTCGGGATCAGTTTCATGGCCGTTTCGAGTTGACTAGTCAGGATTGCGATCTGCTTGTTGAGCGTGCCGATCTGTTGTGCGAGCTGTTGTGCGAGCTGGTCGATGACCTGATTCGCGTCGGCTGGAATCTGAGTCAAAATAAGTCTCCTTTCAATGCGAAACCCCCACAATCCGATTGGATTGCAGGGGTTGAAAAAATAGGTGAAAAGCAGGGGTTAGTCGGCGGCGGTCATCGTGTCGATGCGAGTGACCTTCCGCAACTGTTCGAGAGTCAACGTGGCGGACAGATTCGTCTTCACGTCCGCGATGGTCACGGACGTGCCGTCACCGTCGAACGTGGCGAGCACGCCGCGCTGGTAGTCGCGCCATGATTCGCCCGTCTGGTCGGCGGACGAATACTCGAATCCGAGCCGGCACAGTTCCGCTCGCAGGCTTTCCTTCGGCGGACGCAGGTCGAGCACGCCATCCGCCGCTGGTCGTGCGCCGGCTTGCGTGGCCTGTCCACCGGACCCGGTGTCGTCCGATCGGGCTTGCTGGACGTCAGATGCTGTCATGATTGCTCCTTTGCTGTTGTGTTGTTTCCCTTTTTCGCCGGGATGGCGTGGGAATCCATGCCATCCCGGCGGAGTCGATGCGCGTGGCCGTCCGTCCGGCCCGCGTCAACGCCGATGGTCGGTCAGATAATCGATCGACTGTCGGCGGAACCGGTCGCGCTTCACGGCGATGCGGTCGGCCACGCCGGCCAGCGTGTCGGCGAGACGACCGTCCGCATCCTCCATGACGGGCATCGCGTCCAATCCGAGCAGGCGACGGGTCTCCTCGCGACCGTCCGGCGACAACGCGCCTGACGCCGTGAGCACGGGATGCAACGCGGCCAT